GTATTTCAGAAATATCTTTTACTTTCATATTGAATAGTGCGTTGAATTTCTGAAATGCATTGTCATATGCTTTGAACGTGGAATATACATTTGCTTTATTTTCATCTGTATAGATTTTGTAAAACTCAATAAGCGTTATATCTTTAAGACTATCATCAAGTGGATTGGTGATAGTCTTTTTTAGGTTATCGACTATTTCTTGGCCATAAAGTTTGGCTTCTCTTTGTGTGGCGAAACCCTGTTTAGATTTCTGCTTCCATTTATAGCCATCCTTATAGCTAACTATAATCTGAAACCCTTTATCTTTTTTTCTGATAGTGAAATTGTATTGCATAATTCACCTCATATGATGTGAGTGTAAAAGTTAATACCCTCTACATCGTCAAATTGCCTTGCATGAGCCATACGCTCAATTAAATCAACATTAGCGGTACTGTACATATCGTCATGTATGATATGTCCTAATTCGTGTAGTATCCCTTGCCTTTGTACATCTCGTGGCTTATTGCTATTAACTAGGATTGTATATGTTCCGTCATCATTTAACTTTAATATTGCAGTTTGTGTTTTCCGTAGCTTTATATATATCAAATTGATGTTCATACTATCATCCCCTTTGTAGGGTTATTGTATATTATTCAACATGGAATTTTTTACACATATTTTTGTTTACGTAATCGGTAAATATTTTTAATAAAACTGCATTTGTAATGAATGGTAACGATAAAGAAATATAACTATTATGTGTAAAAACATATAATGTTATAGCAAAAACAATAGAAACAGAAGATACAATAAGAGCCATTGCTTGCATTTCTTGAATGCATGAAGTAATTATAGGTTCGTAATTAGGCATGTTATTAACCTCTTTTCTTTAACATCTCTATAGTATTAATTACAAAGTTAATATCATCCTTTGACATGTCTTTACTTGCATCGAACAATAAACGTAAATCAGGATTGTCTTTTATTGCTTGTGCGTATTCCGATACAGACGGATCATTATAGTACTGTTCATTTTCAGAGTATTTATTTTCAATCAAATCAGCTTTATTTACTCTAAAATAATTGGCAAGTAATTCTATCTTATCTATACGAGGATAGTTAGTACCTTTAATCCAACTTGTAAAAGTTGTATAAGATACACCGATATCTTTTGCAACTTGTATTCTAGTTTTATTGTATAGGTTCATATAGTACTGTAAATTCTTGGAGAATATCTCTCTATTGCCTAAATCACTCATTATATTCACCTCATTATAATTTTAAAATTTTTGTTGTTATTTATATAATATATTTAAACTGCAAAAAAATCAAATATTTTTTTAGGAATTTACAGAAAAACTGTTGACATTACAGTTTAACTGTAATACAATACAATTAACGAAAGGGAAAGTGAGGTGATAAATTGAACCAACAAATCTTTGTACAAGATGGAATTACATTAAAAGCAGCACGAGTAAATAAAGGTTTGACACAAAAGAAAGCAGCGGAAATGCTAGGTATTAGCGAATATACGTTGATGAATTACGAAAAAGGAAAATCATCCCCAGATGTACATGTGCTAAAAAAGATTGAAAAACTTTATGAGGTTCCATACCACAAGATTATTTTTTTGTAAAAGAGTTACAGTTTAAATGTAATTTTAAAGAGGTGATTAGATGCTAGTACAAAATCAAGCGGATCTAAAACTAGCTAACAAACGATACGGACAAACATCCACAAGATTTGGATGGGCTGGCCGTAACGATGAGTATGGGCAATACTGGCGAAAACTCATCAAGAAAAAATGGCCGTTAAGAAACCAATCAAGATGGAATAAGAAAGTCATTCTATCTTGGGTAAAGTTAGCTAGAACTGCTGATTTACACGCAAGGAACGAAAAATGGAGAGCCTAGTGTACACGGCTAACCAAGTAGCGGAACTATTTCAAATTTCACTAACTGCAGTATATGACCTAAGAAATAAAGGCAAGCTAAAACAACTACCGAATGTAAGCGGTGTTAGGTTTAGCAAAAAAGAGGTTGAAGCACTAGCAGGGATTGAAAGCGAATACTCGGCTATTGGTTACAGAAAGTTAAAAAACGAAGTGGAACGATTGGAAAAAGAAAACAATCGTTTGAAAAGTGAAATTAAAAAAATCACCAGCCAAATGCTAGTGATTGTAGGTAATGAATTATGAAATTGATTTGGATATTAAGAACAATAGCGTTCCTAATGATAATAGGAACAGTAGGTTCTGTAGAAATCGATAGAATTGATTTTTACACAGCATTTTTACAAATATCATTGGGGTTGACCCTACTCATCCTTTCAAATTTCTGGGTAAGAGAAATAAAAAAGCACGCTAGGCCGTAGGAAAGCAAGCGTGCTAGTAGAGTGATTTTGCTATTAC